TACAAGATGGTGAGAAGCTAGAGAGAGTCTGGCCTGATGGCTTCTGGGATGGTATAGGCGAGTCAAGGGTTAGATCAGCTCGTAAGTGTCTGTATGCAAACTTCCTTGACCTTACGTCTCCACCCTATGTTAGGTTAGTTCCTACCAGTGTAACACTAGGTGGTCTAGCTGCTATAGATGTAGTGAATAGGCCACTGTTCTTTCTCCAGGGCCAGCAGCCCAATGGTACAAACGTTATCTATTTCTTTGTAGGCGATACTCGTATTAAGATCAATCGAGATTCTGGAGCTGTGATAGAAACCGTAACAACCGCAACTGTTGTATATGGTAGACCAGCTCTCTTTGAAGGTACATGGCGTATAGCGCGTGGTGAGACAGTAGACGCAGCTAGCCTGACTATAGGCAATGGCGCAGGCACAGACAGCTTTACCGCCATTGCAGGCTCTATTAAGGCCAGGCATTTTTCCATAGTACAGGATCAGGGCACTTCCAAGTTAGCTAGAGCCTTCTCAACTAATCTTATTGATTTGTCTTCAGATGCTGTAACCTTTGGTGGTGACTTTGAGTGTGGCGATACTTCATTTGGTATCTCAGACCTACTGGAGTCCCAAGGCGAACTCTTAGTTATCAAGCCTGATGGCCCACGACGCTTTGCTCCTAGTGGTGACTCCCTTCCATTACAGCGATTTATAACCGTAAACCTACAGTCCTCAACTATTGACGGCTCTAACTCTCACGGCCATGGCCCCTATGCCTATTGGGTAACAGCCTCCGGTATCTGGCGTATCTTTGGTGACGCTATGCTCCCAATGGGTTTTGAGTCTGATTCTCAATATTTTGACTACATAGTGCCTTCTATTACAGGAGGTGGGATTGATAAAGCCTCATGGAGGTCAGTAACAGCTTATGGTAGATGGTTATATGCAACCCATGGCCGTCAGGTGTTTCAGGGCTTTATAGAAGAAGATGGTCTAGTTAAGTGGTATGGACCTATCTATCAGGCCGATAATGCTGCAGATCCACCATATACGGCCAGGTGTATAGTAGATAATGGTCCTGCACTTTGGGTAGTCATTACGTCTGCAAGTGCTGCAACATCAGATATTGTACGCTTTAATCTAGAGGCAGATGGTTCTATACGTGATACCATAGATGACGACAGGGGACCGTCAGGTACGAATATAATACCTGCTCTTAGATTGGGTACTGATGACTTTGGTAGACCAGATCGCCTAAAACAGATTAGACGTTTTTGGATAGTCACTGAGGGATTGGCTGGTGATACTCTTCAACTACAGGCGTCACTAGATGGTGCTGTTGAACAGCAGGTAGGACTGAACATTACTACTAACGGTTTAGTAGAGCGTGTCCCTAGTACAGCAGCTTTTGGAAATACTATTTTAGGTTCTAATGACATATTCCGTGAGGCGCGCTTCGGAGTTAATATCTCTGTGTTCTCTACTACAAGTGACCCCCGCTGGAGAGCCTTTGGCGTAGAGGTTAGGACTGCTGATATCTATAGAGCTAAGATTATTCTAACACCTGAGTCAGTACGTGGGTATGCTTTAGGTATCCAGGGTCTACTCCAAGAGCTACGAGCCTTAAAGAACGCTCAGAGGGTAGCCATTAAGCAGCCTGAGTTAGATGCCACTCGTAACGGCTATATACTGTCAGTAAGAGAGAAAGTAATAGGAGCTGAAGGAGCTGCTGGAATAGGCTACGAGGTAGATGTACTGTTGGAGTTCTTTGACATACCTGCAAGTGTAGCATAATGGTTACTACTGTAGACAAGACTGAGATAGACCGTCAGGTAGAGCAGACTCTAGAGCGGCTAATGGGCTCTAAGCTAACTCCTCTTACCAATCGTCTCACTGAATTAGAAAAGCTCCGGGGCAAGGCCGGTGCAGCCACCATCCGTAAGTCTGTAGATGGCCATCATCATATGGAATCAGTAGAGTTATTCGATGAAGGTGTATCCCAGGGCTATGGCTACCAGATAGACTTTGTAGGTGCTGGAGTCTCCTCAGCTCGATCTGGGCGAAAGCACACTATTACTATAACTGGTGGTGGTGCAGCAACGTTTATTGTTCAGGAAGATGATCTAACTGTAGACGCCGCCGTTACCACACTGGACTTTACTGAGTCAGACGGTACACTAGTAACCAGTGCTCCTGCAGGTGAAGCTAACGTTAACATGATGCTGTACGCTAAGTTAGCAGGCCGTGCAGGTGGCCAAACCCTTATAGGTACTACAACCACTGGTGGGCTATTCCTGCAGGGTGATGCTACAGATGACATGGTTAGGATTGGCCATACCTCCAGAACTTCCCTAATCTCGTCCTCTCCCTTCCAAACTATTACAGCCAGTTATAACTCTGTAGTAATCTCTCCTGATCCAATAACTATAGGTGCAAATAGTCTAACTGTACGTACCTACGTTGCTCACGGTGAGTATAACAATACAGGTCGCACAGGCACAAATGTAGCAGGCTTTCGTTTCTTCCAGCAGTTGAATGCTGGCACGTTTGCCTCAGCTGTCGGAGTACAAGTAGTCCTGGACCCTGTTGGTTCAGCTATCTTCAGTACAGAGTTAATTGGTCTTGAGATTGCTAGGGATGCATCTTACTCAGTAGGTGCAGCCTCTGCTGACGCCAAAGGTATTGAGGTTGAGGACATAGGCCACGTTAACTTTACCACAGTCACTGCTCTAGATATACTTTCCCAGACCGCAGGAGGCACCAGTACCTACAACATTAGGCAAAGAGGTACTACAGGTGTAAACAGATTCGCAGCACCGACGCTAATAGGAGCAGACTCCTCGCCAGCAGCAGGGGTGGGCCTGCAACTGGAAGCAGGTCACTTCCGTATCGCTTCGGCTCTCCAGCTGCAGATGCGCGACTCAGACAACTCGCACCAGACCACCTTTGTCACTGGTAACCAGATAGCAGACCTTGCCTACACCCTTCCAACTGCCTTCGGCGCCGCTGGTAGCGCCCTGACTGATGCGGCTGGTAACGGTACGCTCTCATGGGTCGTATCAGCCGGTGGGCACACGATCCGTGAGAACGGCACTGATCAGACTGCCCGCACTGGCCTGAACTTCATTGACACTGACGCAGGGGTAACGCTGATAGCAGATGACGCTGGAGGCAATGAGACTGAAGTTAATCTGATGCTCTACGCGTTACTCTCAGGCCGCTCTGGGGGTCAGACACTAATTGGTTCTACTCTAGACAACCAGAATCTTACACTCCGGGGCAACTCAGTTGATGTGTCTGACCCAGTAATCCTCGCCAGCCCGTTACGCATGGCAGTGGCAGCAAATAATACTATCCAGGACTCAGGGGGAGCCACTAGGCTTACATTGGGTACTGTTGCACCGCACGTTAAGGTAGATGGCAATCTACAGTTTGACACGACTGCTACGACAGGTACTGGCCTGCTAGTTAACGGTGCGTCGCTCACGACCACTGGTGTGCTTGCTATGCTTAGTGGTAGCGGAATAACTAACACTGGACACCTGCTTCAAATCTCGTATCCAGCAGGCCAATATACAGGCATCGGCAATACAGCAGGACTGGTGTACATTCACCCTGGATTTGTAGCGGGCTTTGAGGCCTGGACAAGTGTCGGTGGGTCTAGTTACGTCTTAACCACAGCAGCTATAAGTAGTCCTGGCGGGAACCCCACGACGATGGCTCTAGACGTTATTGATGACTATATTTATATAGGGGCCACTGCCACCTTCAACAGAATGTCCTTTGAATTAGCTACTGGAGCGGGGGCAGGTCAAACGCTTACAGTTGAGTATTCCTCCGCTCTAACTGGGAACGCTGTAACTGGTTGGACTGCCGTATCAGGCTTGTCAGACGGCACGAGCGGCATGAACGTTGACGGAGCTATCACATGGACTGACCCAGGTGCTGCTTGGCTTACGGGAAATCTAGACAGTGAAGTTGGTGGAGGGGTCAGTGGCTCCGGTCTACTTAAATGGTTACGAATAAGTCGGAGCGCTGCTTCGACCAGCGCGACTGCAAACCAAGTCGCCCCCTCCACGATGGTAGCTAGTGCACCAATTCTAAATGTAGGGGTAGGTGGCCCAGGGGCAGATACAAACCGGCGTCTACTCCTACGTGCTGATGGCACTATTGATCACGTAGTTTCGAGTGGGACTATAATCTTTGCGGGAACAGGTGCCGAGTACCCAGGTACTACAACGCGGAACCTATTGTCCATCGGTGGCAGCGCTGCCCTGTTTAATGTCTACGGAAACACTACTACCTTTCGCTTCCTGAACGTTGAGGGTACGTTCAACATTCAGGCCACAACCATGACAAACCTGCGTGGCTTTGACTTCCCAATGGTTCTGAATAACGGTACATTCACCAACATTGATCTTGTTGCAGCCAAGTTGTCACATAACGCTGGTACGACTACTTGGGGTACAGCGACCTACTTTCGAGCCCTTGCCCCATCGGCTGCTGGTATAGCCCTGACGGTTACATCATTGGCAGGCCTCAAGGTAGATAACCTGGGCACAGCACGAATTGCGACGGCTATTGGGGTTGACATTGCTGCTCAGAGTGCGGCAACGACTGCCAACATTGGCTTCCGTAACGCAGGCACCACCGTTTTTACACCAGCGGCAACTCAGACCCTTGCAGCTGCTGGCAATACAATTACAGTAGCCTCTACCTTCAAAATGCTGGACAACTCAACTGGAGCATCACTCACACTAACATCAACGCCCACGATTGCAGATGGGCAGGATGGGCAGGAGGTAACGATTATGAATGTGGACTCAGCAGACAATATAGTCTTACAAGATCAGGGTACTCTGGCTGGCTCTAACCTGCGGCTTATGACTACGACGGTGACACTAACTCCTCGTGACAGCATTAAGCTCATTTATAGCGCAACGGTTGGGGATTGGGTGCAAGTGACCCCTATCGTGACAGTGATTTAAGATGCCTACCTTTTCCATTACCGTCTCCAATGCTGCTGTTACGAAGCTGCAAGCTGTCGTCGCCCGTTACAACTCAAGTTATGGCACGAGCTTGACGGTACGCGATTGGATTATCCAGATACTCAAGGAGCAGGCTATCCAAGAGGAGTTGGTAGCCAATGCAATAACCATTACTGCTCAACGCCAGGAGACTGAAGCCGCAGCGGTGCAGACTGCCATCGAAGCCGAGCGCCAGCGACTACTAGGGACAGTCTAGGAGGACACCATGACCCGTACACTGGAAGAAATCACTGAGGCACTAGAGCCCAACACCGTCAGGGAAGCCTTACAGCAGCAGCTTACCAATGTGAGGCGCATGATTGCTAACAATATAATCAGCCTGCAGGTAGAGGTTCCCACTATGGAGCCTAATGTGCGGGAGGGTGTAGCTGGAGGTCTGGAGAGAGAGATTGCCAGACTAGACTCCATACAGACTGATATAGAGGAGCGCCTGAGGAGTTCTGATGGATTACTGAAGGGACTCCAGCCGACTAGAGCAGCTAAGCATAGAGTAGCCAAAAGGGAAGCTAAGATAACTAGTATAGAGGAGGCACTATGAACTTTATCAGGAAGCTACTAGGTGTAGACTCAGACGCCCGTATTGTAGCTCTGCTACGAGGCTTAGGGCTAGCAGCAGCCTTAGCAGCTATAGCAGGAGTACAGGCAGCCCTGACCGATCCTAGTTATGAAGAGTTTGCCTGGGTACCTATAGCCGCTTACTTACTGCGCCAGCTAGAAGGCTTCCTAGACCACCACGATGACTCCCGTTCAGGATAATGGGATTACCAGACGTGAGTTCGAGGCAGTCCTTGCTCCCCTTAAAGATGATGTTACTGAGATGAGAAATCTCATGAGGGGCGCTATTGAGAAAATGGATGTCTTTGAGCGTCGTATGGCTTTCGCTCAAGGTGCAGTGTCAGCAATGGCTTTCGTAGTAGGCTCAGGCGTACTCACTATGGTGGTACTTGCAGTATTAACCTGGGGTAATAGCTAAGGAGTATTATGGCACTTGATCCGACAGAGGAATTAGTCTTGCAGAGACTACTCATTGATGCTGAAAGGTTCATACGTCAGGCACAGTTAGACCTGCCAGAGATAAAGCATGGCCGTCCTTTCATTGGAGCTCTTAATGGTGCAACTCAGGCTGTAGCTAAGTTGCAGCAGTACATTAATAACTTCCCTACTGACCTGACTGATTAATGTACTTCACTTGGCCTATGCCTGGTACTGTAGTTGTCACCAGGAACTTCTTCTTCAAAGACAGCCTGTACGTTGGTGGGCAGCACGCTGCCATAGACCTAATTAGAACAGACGTGCCAACCTTTGGTTCACCAGTAATTGCCATAGCTGACGGCACAGCCTACGCCTCACCTATCAAAGACTACTACTCAGGCTGGCATGTTTATGTGGAGCACGCTGACAACTGGCGCTCAGGTTACCGTCACTTTAAAGACCAGATACTGCCAGTAGGCCAGCCCAATCCTGTTAAGCAGGGAGACCTGTTAGGCTACGCTAATTCCACAGGTACTGTAACAGGGCCGCATCTACACTTTGACTTATGGAACCGTAATAAGCTATCACCAGAGGCTTTCTACAAAGTAGGCTGGTGGGCTCATGACCCAGAGTTGTACTTAGGGCAAGGAGAGGAAGACATGGCACTAACAGCGCAACAAGAAGCAGACCTTGCAGAAGCTGGCGCACTCGCTCGCTGGTTTGGCACAAAGTGGGACAGTCCTGGTGGCGCAACAAATGTAAAGGACGCGATCCTCTACAACGCACATAACTTGGGGACAGCGATCTTTGATCATGACCCTGCACATTGGCAGAACGGGCTATTCCGGCAACTGGTTAGTCAGATTGTCGCTGCGGAAGTGGCGAAGATACCACCAGCCCAGGTTGATGTGCAGGGGCTCGCCCTCTTGCAGGCGGTCACGGCTGCCATTACGAACGAGGCGGTACTCGACAAGATCGCGCTTGCTGTGGCAGCAAAGCTTGATGTTAAGGTAGACTGACGGGAATCCTTAGTGAACGGCTGGGCCGTCCCACTCTTAGGCTGTGCGCTTCTCTTGGGGGTATTCGTGGGCATGTGGTTGGACAAGGGTGACGGCTGCGAACGGGCAGCCAAGAAGTATTTTCTCTCGGTGCAGGTATCAGGTGCAAGTGAGGCGACGAAACTCTCCGGTGTTGAGTTCGCCGTCGCGTGTGACCTGCCCTTGCTGCCAGCGGTAGGGCCGACAGTGACACCTACAGTAAGTCCGTGAGCCCTTATCAATTCCTCTACTGGATTGCTCTAATGCGAGTAGCGAATACTGCAGGTTACAAGACACGTAACTTCTTTGACGATGTAGTACAGGAGGCCTGGGTAAAGTTCCTACGCTACCATCCCAGGACTGTGCGTGGAGCTAGAATAATGGCTTTCAGTGCAAGGGCAGACTTTCTAAGGAAAGAACGAACACAGCGAGAGATACCAGCACGAATTAAGTCAGGTACCAGAACAGACATCGCCCAGTATTGGCTCCAACAGAGGCTAAAGGGAGTGTGAATTGGTCTACAGTTGTTCTAGACCTAAGTGCGGTGGATCTCTGCTTAAGGACTTACTGGAGGCAAATGTCTGGATCTGTATCCTATGCGCTCGTAGGTACATGCAACTGTCAGGTGAGCTAGTAGCCCTGGATAGTAGACACCCTAATAGGCTTGACCTAAAAGACGTATCTCAAGGTAAACTTAGAGATAAGTACATTAGGACCAAAAGGCCCCGCTCTTAACTTCGAACGGAGTAAGTAGTGGGCCTACTGTTTCCAGCGCTTTAGGAAACTCTGCAGGCCCATCTACTAGTATCTCATCATGTACCTGTAATGCTTGGTCTAGCCTAAGTACATCAGGATGTAACATAGCCCGCTTTACTATATCTGCTGCACTGCTTTGGATGCCGTAGTTAATAGCACACTTCTCTATATGGTCAGGTACAGCTGTGTCCAGCGTAGGTAGCCTACATCTCCTACCAAGCATGTTCTCTACCCAGCCATGTTCCCAGCCTCCTTCCACTACCTGCAGCTGCCACCGTTCAACATCAGGGTAGGTCTCCTGCCATTTTAATCTGTAGTTCCTGCAGGTACTAATAGGTATCTTAGTATGTTTAGATAGAGTAAAGTCTTGTGCCCTGTAGGCCATCGCGTGATTAAGAGTCTTAGCAAGTAGTCTGTGCCCTTTATCATCACGACTGGTTCCAGGCCATAGTGCCTGCTGTGTCACCCAATGTGCGTCATCGCCTCTAGCGTAAGCTGCTAACATCACAGGGTCTTGACTTATTGCTGCTAGTATTCTAGTCTCCAACTGGTTAAAGTCCATCCAAGTCCAGACTCCATTGTCTGGTGCAAAGATGTCTCTAGCAAACTCTGGTATGTTCTGCTCGTTTCTGTCAGAGCTACTAAGGCGGCTGGTGCTTAAGTCCTGCCTAAAATGTGTGTAGCCTCTGATCTCACCTCGGTACGGTCTGAAGTAAGTCCCTAACAACTTAGTCAGCCTACGATACTCTAACACCACTGCTGCCAGTGGATCTGTTAACTCACTAAGTACCTCATCATCAGTCTTAAGTTGTTTCTTAGACTTAGTAAACGGTAGGAAGTTACCCCTGACTGCCAATGTAAGACCTACTTGTTGAGGGCTACTGGGATTAAAGAACTCCTTACTACATATGTCTGCATAAGCTAGTCTATCGTGGCTTAACTTCTGATACCAGGCTTCGACTCTACCCTGCCTTAGAGCCTTACCTCTAGCAGTCATACGGAGTAGTAACAGTATTAACTGACGGTCAGTCTCATAGCAGTCCTGCATACCCAGAGATACATAATGTTCATTACTCTCGGTCAGGTCTAGTAGCGTCCAGTTATCCTTGTGCCTCCAGTACAGCTCCTTACCCTTACTCCAGTCAGGCCCCTGCATTGTATACCATAGCCTAAGTGTCCCAATACAGTCCCTTAAGCACTTCCTAGCTGTATCCCCCCAGAACAGGTCTAGCATACTTTGCCTTTTAGGAAGTATATCACTAATGGCATCTAGCTCTGTACAACAGTACCTATGTGTACAGCCCTGCAGGCTATTCTGTGGCAGCCCTTGCACCTGGGCCATGAGGCTAGTGTCCTGTACTCTGTCAGCCACAGCTGCAACAGCGGGCGGCACCTCATATCTACCTTCAACCAATGGTACAGTAGGAGCTACCCAAGGCCCAGCTACAGGCCAATCTGTACCTGACTCTATACACCACTTCATAATTACAGTTAGATCAAAGATGCCATTGTGGAAGACTACTGTACTAGCCTGCAGTAGTATCTGTAAGGCCAGAGTTAAATGCTGGGTAGGCTCTGGTAATACTCTAAAGTATACAGCCTCAGTCTCACTTAACCCAATACCTATGCCTATTAAAGTCCTGTCCTTAAGTCCTATAGTCTCCACGTCACAGGAAACAGTACTCCACTGATTATCCAGTAGGTAGTCTATCAGCTGGTCTTCAGTGAAGTCCTTGTCTCCCCAGTAGGCAAGGCCACTATCTTCCATCTATTCTGTCCAGCTCCTTGGCTAACTCCCTGAGGCAGGTAGCACACAAGTAAGTCTTTCCTATCTTTAGTACTCTCTGCGTGTAGTCATCACAGCCCCAACAGTTGCTTACTCCTATCTCTATGTGGTCCAGGGCTTCTAGTAGGGGGATCATGTACCTAACTCTGGTTCATAGAAGAGACCTGCAGTAGTGGAGATAGCTAGATGGTCGATGTTGCCATTGAGCTTTCGGACGGCATATAGCTTACCATTACGAAGGTACCCCGTACGAACTTCTATCTTAAGAGGGTCGCCATCTCTGTAGGCCACTAAATCAGCGGGACAACTGGGACTCAAAGCTCTGAAAACGTGATAGCCACGCCGTAGCAAGTCGAGGGCTACAGCCAATTCTCCAATAGTACCTACTGTCGCTGTTGGCAATCCACTTTCTCTACCTATAGAGTCAAATGAGTTCTTCTCCTTCCAGTAAGCAGCCTGACAGGACTGACTGCAAAATCGTTGATAGCTTTTACGTGTACTAAAGGATTGGCTGCAGTTGGGGCAAACAATGGTGCGGCGTTTGATTTGGGGTTTGGGATCATCAGGTAATGTGTCCATACCGCCATTGTAACGCACCGTACAACGGTTTGTCAAATGGTTGGTGACGTTGGGTACCATGTGGGGATTGATTCCCATTGTATGGGGCATTACAACGGATGGTAACTAACTACTTATCCTTCACAAATATCAGCAGGTCTTCGTCCTCAACCACGTTTACTATCTTCCCATGCGTCTTCAGTGCTAAGGTAGCACTGGCCTTAGCTATAGTACTAGGAGGCTTCCACTTCAGCCACTCCTCCAACTTCAGCCCATGACGCTGGGCTCTAAGTATAACTGGCTCTGATAGCATAATCCTTCTAGGGCCTTCAATCCGGTCTTTACTAATTACACAGACTCTACCACCAAGAGCCACTCTGGCAGCTAATCTCTTAAAGAACAAGTCCATAGCTTGGCTATAGAAGAATGGGTTGAGTCTACTCATGTTAAGTGCAGACCTTGTGTACTGTCCAGTTGCATAGCCACTAGTAGTATTAGCGCGCTCAGAGGACCAGCCTTTATCCATTCTCTTATCCACTTCACTCTCTAGCCTTATACCGGAGGAGGCCATTGTAGTAGAGTATGGAGGACTGAATATAACTGCATCTACCAAGAAGGGAAGCTTCTCCAGTACCTGTCTGCAGTCCCCCTGGTAGATATACACATCAGCTATTTCCTTAGTCTCCCTCCAGGTATCCACAGTCCCCTTCAGTAGATCTATGAAGTATGGTTCTAACTCTATAAGCACTACCTTCCTACCGTCTAGTGCTGAAATCATTTGGCTACCTACTCCAGCAAAGGGATCAAGTACTGAGTCTCCAGGCTTTGTCAGGTACTTAGCCATTTCTCTAACCAGGAACAAATTAGCCTTAGCTGGGTGCTCGAAGACCTCCTGTGGGTACAGTTCCTTTCTTAGCTCTATGTCTCTAGGAAAGAGCCACCAACCCTTCTCATCCTGGTTGTAGTCGGGAGCGAACTGTCTTGTTTCTGTAGTCATTCTTATCCTTTCTATACTATAGTGTAGTAGCAGACTTAGGTCAGGCATTTATATATCACTTCTGCCTACTTTTCTCAATAGCCTGGTAGCTAGATGAACTCCTATACCACCAGTCTTGGCCAGCTCTACTGGAGTCTTATTCAGCAGGTTCCACACAGTTCCGTACTGTGTTATAAGTGCCTCTGCCTTAGTGGCACCAATTCCTATGCCATGACCTATACTCATTAACATCTCTACTTGAGGATTAGGGTGCCAGTTGAAGTTGTGTAGGTGCCTATGAAAGGTACTGTGTTCTTCCTTTTGGTCTGACTTATAAAAGGCCACCAGTGCCTGACATGTCCCCTCTAGCGTAGCTGTATAATGTACCTCTATAAACTTCTCTACTTGGTACAGCCAAGCCATTAGCAGACTGTACCTAGTACTTTGCTCTCTAGTAGCATACCACACTGACTTCTTAGTAGCCTTACTAGGTGCCCAGAGCTGCGTACCCAATACACTAGGCGTAGCTATACCCTCCACTATCAATCCTAACCTAGCGTCCTTATGTGCAGCCTGTTCCTCCCTTAGTTGGTACTCAATCTTCTCCACACCGTTAGTAAGTTCACCCCACTGCTTCCTTTCAATATGTACGGCTTTGCCACTGTAGTCCTTCCACATGTAGTCTGCCCAGCGTTGGTCATTAAGATTGGTTAGTGCTGCAGGTACTGCCTGTTGTATACTGGTAAAGGCAGCTACAGGCTCATGAGTGTCACAGTACAACGTCATAGTGTCCTATTCCTGTGGTGTACGGTTCGTAAGATTCTCCAGTGCCACCTAAGCCTCTTGTATAAAAAGGTGAAGCCTATTTACAGCTTCCTTATAAGGGACTCCATTCCAGCCGTCACCTGCTGTATTCCAGGCGTCACACTGATGAGATAGGTAAACCTCCCACTCATCATCTGCGTGTTTCTCTATTATAAAGTTAAACTCAGTCATCTTTCTCTACTCCCATGGCCCTCTGTATCTCCTCCAGACAATACCTCTTACGACTAGTCCCCAGAGGGTGAGCCTTTAGAAAGCCCTGTTTAGTTAAGTTATAGACACTAACCCTGTCCTTTAGCTGTAGGTACTCTTTTACTTGCTCAGTGGTTAACCAACTGCATGAAATGATACACCTCTCTTTTCTAGTAACAGTCCCAATGACTCCAGCCTCTAGGACTCAAGTACAACTGGAAAGCTACTGCTACATTTGGCTCCAGTTCTAACATCTGCTCCCACGTATAACCTAACTCCTTTACTAGTCCTTTGTGTATGGGGTGGATCTGGAAGGTTCCTCTAGCTCCACTGGTGGCGTTGTCTCCTGCTGTGTAGTCAGGTCCAGCTTCACACCTTGCGATATACAGCGCCACCCTACATTCCCATGCATAGCTGCAGATGAAGTCTTCCGTTGGTGTGAGGACTGGTGCGTTGGTGGTAACTGGTTCAGGCGCCATAGTGCTATTAGGGATGCCGCTCCCACTATGGACAGGAACACCCAAGGTGGCAGTCCCGATACTAGTACTCCCACTAATGTACCTATGGACAGTCCTGTGGTTAGTGCCACTTGGTTGTTCATTGTTTACTCCTACCTGTAGTCCTGCTAGTGTTACTACTGTAGCGATCACTAACAGGAGTACGGGCCTCAGTCCTGACTCTCAGTTTGTTTGAGCTCTTCAATCGCATCAGCGCGAGCCACCAAGTCACAGGTCTCGCACTTGTTGTTGTCCGGTTCATGGTAGCAGGGTACGGCCCACTCGCACCCACGCTCGCTCAGCTTTAGGCGCATCTCCTCGTACAGCGCGAGCTTGGCCCTCGTCCCGTTGTCCTCGCGTTTGTCATGCGTGTGGCGGCTCATTGCTTGCCCTCCCCTGAGCGAACACGGGCCAGCACCTGATAAGCAGTGCAATGTCTGCAATCGTCGTAGCCATAGGCGTGTCCTCCTCCTCCTGCAAAGGGTTCCAGTGCTGTCACCAACGCATCCTTCTGCGCTTTCGCCTCGGCAAGCTGGGCTCTCTCGAAGTCGCAAGTACAGGTAGGCGGCCCCTCGTCTGGGCACTCACGACCCCATAGTTCAAGGGCACAGCAATAGCGATGACCGCTTGGCTGCCGCTCGTTAGTACGGTGCTCTTCCGTCTGCATCAGCCGCTCCTGTACCTCGCGGATAGCTGCGGGCGGGTCAGCGAGCAAGCCATCAATTTCATCACCTGAACCTACTCTCACGGAGGCGTAACTTACCGTTAGCGCACGTAGGAATTGCGCCAGTGCTGCGCCCCACGCTACCGCGTCGGCAAGCTTCGTTTCTGCCTCATTGTCCTCAGCAAGTAGAGCCTCCGCTACCTGTACGGCTGCTTCGTATCCCGCAAACCACGATGCGCCCTGCGGCTCGTCAGTCATTTCGCCCATAGCAGTAATCCATCAGCGCTACGCAAGCATCACAGTGGGTGCTGTTGGGCATATCCGTCAGGTAATGCTTGTGCTCAGCGCTGGCCCACGCCATCAGCGCCGCCTTAGCTGTCCCCAGAAGTGCCCCATAGGCATCCAGTGCCGCTAGCTGCGCCTCTTGTTTTTTGGCTCGCTCGGCCTCCGCTATTCGTACCGCTGCTTCATAACCCGCGAACCAGGACGCGCCATGCGCCCAAGGAGTATTCTGTCTCCACTCCTCGTAAGCCTGCGTGCGTTTACCCCGCCCGTAGGGTGCACCCTCATCGCGTAGTCCGCTCATGCCTTTTCCTCCGTCAGCGCTAAGCGGTTTGGCCCATAGCCGCAACTCGTCTTCGTCTGCCATTGCCTTAAGTTCAGCTTCCTCGCTCAATTCCATTCCCTCCAGTACCTTACCTGCTCCTCGATAGCCTGCCAGTGCTGTGCCTCAGTCATTAGCAGGCTCCGGTACAGGACAGGGCGGCTCTATTCGACAGCAGCCGCCAGCCTTGCGCCAACCGGCATCAAATCCTATGCCGAAGAATCGCAGTTGAATCACTATCCTGTTATAGCTGTCATGGTACAGCCACAGCCCTAACAATCCTGGACGCCAACGCTTACTAAACATCGGCCCTTCAAATCGGATGTAAAGCGCAGGCCGCCACTGTGAAGACTGCCTACACATGGTTTGCCTCTGCCTTCTCAGCCCACGCTACGGACTCCATTGCTCTCATCTCCTATGCTCCAGTCCCAGTCGGTCTCCGCAGCTCATCTCCAGCAGATTCACAATCATCTCCCAGGTTGGGTTCTCCAAGTAGGTTCCCTCCTTACTCAGGTCATAACCACACTTTTGCCACCTACCCCTAAGATTCCCTGTTTTATCCTTCTCCATCCTCAGCGCAATATCTACGAACCTGTAAGTGTTATTAAGTCCCTCCAGTATCTTGTTGCCTGTTGGGGTACTCTGTTGCTCTCCTCTAGCGTTAAGACTCTGAGCGTACTCGTCAGTAAGGTGATGGACTCCTATCAGATTCTTCCTAGTACCTGCACCTGTAGTGTAGATGTCTCGTATAGCGTCGTTCGGCAGCCCGTATTCTATTTGCTGAAGTCTCTCCCTTAGCTGTACCTCCGGTATCCTATCACCATTAGGCTTGTATGCTTTGTCCTGCAGTGCCTCTAGAAAGCTATCAGCCTTAATCCTCCTAGCATTAGTCATGGTGTCCACTACTATAGTCCTCACTTTAGGATCTGTGAATGCCTTTGCCAGTCTAATGATAAAGTAAGACCACAGATTCCTGCAGCCCTGAATACGAATTGAATCCAATTGTATTGGCTGAGGCAGCTCATAGATAAGTATATCTGCTGTACTGTAGCTGGGCTCTGCCTCTGAACTATAAGGCACTACTTCTATGCTCAGTCCTTCAAACAGTTCCTCGTACTTGGTTCCATATAAGGCACGTTCTATACCCATGTCGAAATTAAAACCAACAATCGGTAGTGGTGCTGAGTAAGCCAGAGTAGTCTTGCCTACTGCTTCTTGGCCTTCCAAAGACACAATCATAATGGTGCTCCCATCCTAGCACAGTTACCACAGACTTTAATACCTTCCTGAACCCAGGCACCGCAGTCCTCATCACAAGGCTTTAGATCCGGTCCTGTTTCTACTAGGTAGTCATGTAAGCAGGTATCGCATCTAACCCTTAGTCTACCGTCCTCTAGACCTACTACACTTATGTCACAGGTACCACAAGCAGGACACTGCTGATCTTCAGGCATGGAACACCTTGTCCTGACAGCTCTGACACCAGCCACTAACCCTATACTCCTTCTCACCCAGCTGATCTCTGAACTCCATTGCAGGCTTGCCACAGCCCACAGGTGAATCTAAGCAGCGATCATTAGTGATAGCAGTAGTCCTTCCACTGTAACGTTCCAGCATCCGCTCTATAACTGGATGCTTCTTACTTGGCGTAGCCATTAGGTACTCCTTCTAGGTATGTGGCCAATGTGCCACAACTTACAAAACTGGCAGTAGTAAGCGTTAAATGCGGTAACTGATTCCCGTGAAATAATCTCAGCTACTAACTCAGCTTGGGCCTGAGTCGTATGCTTGTGCTTTCCAACACAGGACTTTTTACGACTGAGGCGTGGCACTCTCTGCTGCCTGTCTTGCATCACAAATTAGCTTATACGTACAATGCTGGCATTCCCAGTCCCGATTGTACTTAAACTGTTTAGGAACTATTAACTCTTTAACATGAGACAAGTACACAGCCTTTCTATCCTGTAGCCATTGCCAGTTGCTATCAATCTCTTCTTGTGTAGCCACTCCATGCCAAACTTTGAGATCTGGGAAGGGAGGCCTATAGTTCCCCAGTGCATGGAAAACAGCTAATGTAGCCTCTGTCTTACCTAATGGCTTCATATATCCTAACAGCTGTTGTTTCCAAGCTTCAGGAAAGTCTTCTGGCCCTTTCTTAGATGAGAGTCTGGTTGACTTTAACTCCCCTACGTCATCTCGGTAGTCCAAGAAGTCAGCCTCATAGTGTATTCCATCTAGTTCACCAGATTGGTGCTGTTTATGAGGTCTTAGTAGCACTTGCTCCAGTCCAACTCCCATAGTGAAGATCAGCGACTCCTGAGTGGTAGCAGACAGTGGAGCGAACCTCTGATAGAAAGACTTAGTTAAGCAGTATATCAATTCAGTTAGATGTGGCAAAGGCTTCGGCCCCTTAGCGTCTAACTCAGTAGCCATATCGGCTATTATACGCTGCGCCGTCGAACTGTCTTCGGTCCACTCCATTGCCTCTACCTAGCCTCCCTTCTCTGTCTCGTCAAACCTTGTGTAGAAGCCCTTCAGCATCCCTTGTCAGTAGCCCAGCCATAAGCAGCGTATCCAGTACCTTCCTTTCAGTAAAGGCTGTGACTACATCAGGTCTAGCTATCACCTTGGGATCAGTCATAGCTGCCTGATTAAAGCCCTGCTCGGTCTTACCATTAGCCAGCTCTACTAGATAAGGAGTCAGGTCTTCAGGTGCGCCTATCCCATCCACAGCTACTACCTGCCATGCCTTGCTAGGAACAGCTCCCCACAGTGGTTTACCATTACCATCTACCTTAGGAGTTACCCCATCATCCTCAGTCAACGGCAGCCTTAATGTAGCTGGCAGTATAGCCCACTCTTGAGTCTGACCTACTAACTTGTTTAACCGCTCAGTCCCAGGCACGCTGGGCATGAGTCCCCTTAGAGACTTAGCCATTGCTTCCCATCGAGTATCTGACCTATCACTGTAGTTAATGCTAACTGTAGTAACAGGCCAAGGATAGGGCTCATCAGCCTCCAGTACTTCGAGGTCGCTGAACTTAAAGTCTACAACCAGACTGTTCCTGGTGCTGCCGTCATCATTACTGTATTGGTTACTCCTACGTGTCCATTCAGCCAGTCTGCCCTTGAATCTCTTCAGTGGGCTTACACCTGATGGTGCATCCGTAGTAATAACTATTTCCTGTTCCATTATTCCTCCTTACTTACTGGTGTATACAAACTCCGTCAGGGTCACCATTGCAGCGTGGACAGTCCTCTCCCTCCTCTAGTTCTAGACAGGCCCTAAGAAACCTATCTGCATCAAACAGTTTACTGTCCTTCTCGAATAGGTCTATGAACTCCAGTGCTATACGTTTCACCTCCTCGTCATCTAAGTCTGACTCTCTAAGTATTTCAGCTATCTCTTCATATGACTGTTTACTATACCGTGCCATTCTTTATACCTCCTTATGGACAGAATCACCGTTAGGGTATAACTAAGTCCTTCCTTTCTATTGAGCTAGTAACACACCCTTTCTTGTCTATGATACCAAGATTTCCCATTAAAGCTAGAAAGAAGTTATCTCCAGGTTGCCAGTTGACAAAATAGTCTTCTGTATCTATAAGACCAGGCAGTTTATAACTACATTCCTTATGAGTGTAGTAAAACTGTTCGTTATCTCCGTCCTTAATCTCCACATTAAAGTCTGGGTTATCAATTTCCTTATTACAAACATCACAGTAAAGTCTTGGATAGACTATCCGGTCTACTATACTCAGGGATTCACCAAACTGTAGCTTTATACCCACTGTGTACCTCCGGCAGTTAAATGTTAATCTGTCTTACTAATTATGTTAAATTTAGTATATGACTTGGTTGATAATTAACAAAACAAACAAAACAACTAATACAGTACTTTCCTTCCCTTCTCTGCTGGATTTGTCTTTATGCCTTTTGTCACTATCAGTTGGTCTGTCTTGTCCCAGGTAAAGCAATTACTGCACACTCTACCAATTTGATTCTGACCATGTAGTTGATAGTCTCTGACAACTAGTCTGCGTTCATTATGTTCTATATACCTTCCACAGACAACGCAACTATATCTACTGTCTAACAAACTCTTTACCTTCCTCTATAAGAACAACTGTAGCTCTCCTCCATCTCTTATGTTTTTGATAGTTACGTGGCTCAAACCTGTTAGCTCTGCTAATTCCCTATCGTTGTAACCTGATCCGTGGAGCTTCAGTACTAACTGAATTGTTGCTCGTCTGTACTTTCTGCATATAGATTTTTGGCAGCGTTTCGTCATCGTCATAAAGTAGCCTCTTTTCCTCTGTCAGAGTAACGTAGAAGGCTCTTAGACTCTTTCCATTCCTGGGCCGCATAGTTACTCTAGCACTGTCAATCATATCTCCTGACGAACCTAACCTATCAAGGAAGAGCCTTTGGTCTGGTCTGTATAACAGTTCTGAGGAGCCTCTAGCTCTTACAGGCCCACCCTCACCTTCAGACTTGGTGTCTCCATGCACTATAAGAAAGGAAGTTCCTGTAGTTCTTAGCTCTAGTAGGGGCCTGAGTGCTGTAGCTACCATAGCACTATCGTTCTCTCTCATACCTGAAATCCAGAAACTAGCTAGAGGATCAAAGATTATCAGTTTTGGCTTCTGTATTCCTATAATCTGCTCCAGTGTTCCTGGGTACCTGCCATCAAATCTAAACTGATCATAATCCACCCAAAAGTTCTCTCTTTGCTCTCTTGTCATCTTCAGGTTGTTAATCCGTCCGTCAAACACTCCTCTATGTATTTCTAACTCAAAGAAGTAGACTGGCCCTAGGTTCTTAACCTCAAATCTATTTAAGAAAGGTTCTCCAGTAAGTATTGAGTAAGCCATCTCTAAACTAAAGTAGGACTTAAAGGAGTCGTAGGGCGCAGACAGTATGGCCAACTCACCTTCATTTAGAATGTCCTCAATAATTGGCTCTGGCAAGTTATAAGGGTTATCTGCAATCTGTTGTGCATTACGTGGCTGCCTCAACTACTGTTCCTCATTGTCAGATATGTTCCACTTAAAACTCTGACAACGAGGGCATTTAAAGATATACTCCTTCCGTGGTACCCAGGTATGTCCACATTGTAGACACGTACAGGTAGGGACATCTACTTTCTTAATCTCCATGTACACATTATAACATAATACATCATGTCGTGTCAACCCTGAACCATAACACATGATTCACAATTCACGCATTACTATGTAAGTACTTTTATGCTTTAGCTTCAGCCCGACTCTTGTCCTTAAAGAATCCTATTACGAAGCCCCTGTGCCAAAGAGTATAAGGCTGGTCTCTGTCCGTAGTGTATACTAGACCAGACCAAGGCGTTTCCGCCACTTGCTTACTGTTGACTTGTCCAGCCCTAACCTTTTGGCTACTTTTCCTCTGCTGGCTGATGTTAGTATCCTTTCTAGAGGCTGTCCTAGTTCAGACTCTACCAGTAACATAGCTGCTGTCTTACCATCACTGGTCCTGATGTTACGCTCTGGGAACCTACGCTTAGTCTTAGGCAGTGGCATAGGGCTTCCCTCACGCCTAAGCAAGTTTAGTCTAGTCTGCTCACGAGACTTAGCCATAGGCTGCAGCTGCCTGTGACGCCAGTTTCTCTAGCTCAGCCCTTACATAATCCAAGTCCCTGTAAACTCCTCCAGTACCGATATGGAGCCAGAGCCCAGGGACTAGGTCGCTAGAGTGCGCACAGTCGAAGCCTACCCACCATATATCTAAACCTGTGTCATGTGGAAAAGGCTCTGTCCCCTGGGAATCCCACCTTGGTAGGGCCGCATACGCTTTATAATCTTCTTCAGACCAGCCATTAAGACTCCTAGAATATAGGAACTCTCTTCTACTTTCGCTGCTCCTATAGCTAACAGTTTCATGTCCGAAGTAGGTTAGTCCTCCATGTACGTCTGCATCTATCTGGTCGTAGTCTAAGCCGTACCAAGGATGTGGCTTAGGGACACCTAGGTACCCACACAGATGTCCTAAGCCGTCCTGCCTGTGTATGCTTGCAGGGAAGTCTCCTAGTACTAAAAACTCTAACTCACTCATGTATCCCCTATGGGAGCGCTTCGAGCGCGAGCTCAGCGTTCACGACTCGGCGGTATTCCTTCGATGGCATACAGATTGAGTAAAGAGAGTCCAGTACGTGGCCTTCACCGTCAGTGAGCACGGCATTGTACGTCTCGTGCTCTTCGCCAGTGAAGCAAGGGCATTCGCTTGACCCGCACTCACACCCTGTACAAGGCTCCTCGTCGTAGGACCAGGAGACAATCCAGCCCTTACGGGCAGCTTCACTTTCAGCATAGGCAAGCGCCCTGGCTGACCTGGTCCGTCCGTCTTCCTCTGTCTCATCCAGAGCGCAACAGTAACCAGCATGCTCATAGAAGAATTCTTCTTGTATGTTCATCTTCCTCCTTTCAGGTTCATAGTCTCGTCACCTGCCTTAGCACTCCGAATCGCAGCACGTGCCCTACTGGTTATCCGCGTCCCTGCGTCACACTGGCAGACTCGGGCACTGGTAGCAGCAGGGCAATCAGTCCGGTGCTGTGCCATGCTTAGGATTTCCTCCAGTGCTGCCAGTAAGTCCGCAACGCAAGCACAAGGTACATCCTCAGGTAGGTTCATAGTCTCGTCACCTGCCCTATAGCGTATCTCTCTACACACTCACTACACATGTCTCTTAGCCTTTGAAAGCATCTACAGTCTCTACTACCTACACATACTGGTGAGTCATGTACTAAGGCTCTACCTTCATACGTAGGCTTAGCTTCATGGCACACATCACACGTGCCTTTACACTTAGCTCCGCAGGCCATCACACTAACCTAGCGACTAACACGCCAAGTGCAAACCAGATCATCGCTACGTACAGTCTGTCTACAAACGCCGGCACTAGTCTCCTCTCTTCCATTCTTGATAAGCCTGCACTACATCAGGGAACGCCAGCCTCAGCCTAGCCAGGTTCTTTGCATCAGCATGGTGTATCAGTCTGAGTAACCTTGCATTGAACCAGGTAGTCCTGACTGGCTCCATGTCAGGGCCAGGCTCACCATCAGCTATGATAGCGCCTATGTTCTTCCTGTCGTAGTCACTCAGCAATTGGACACTCCTCCCTTACGTGAAACATATCAGCGTTGCCTTGATCTATGTAACCGTACTCGTACATACCACGCTTAACAGGTACGCGGAACTCGTCAGGCCTGGTTACCCAGGTCTTAGTCATACCGTTACGTCTGTACACAGTACGCTCTACGGTAATCCCTCCTCTTGGCCCTAAGTGCCTAGCGCAGCGATTAGTATGGAACTCTCTAGCCGTTAGTGACTGGTCTTTAGTTACAGTCATCACAATCACCTAACACAGCCCTGTTCTGTAGGGTCATAACAGACTCCCTTCACTTCTACCCAAACGTGAGAGCTTCCCTCATCCGAGCGCCCATAAACAAACTCAAATGGTATACCCTTACGCTTGAGCCATTCGCCTAGTATATTAGCTGCTATATCGCAATCAAGATAAGGTCCGCCATCGAGCAACCTTCTAGCAAAGTAGCTTTCCCACCGTGTGACCAGAGCTGAGCCGTACGCAGCACTTCTAGTATGACTTACATTAGTCATGCTGTTACCTCCACTGTTATCTTCTCTGGCGCTTCACCGCCCACAGCCCACTTCTGCAGGTACAGTGCGCCTACGACAGCAGGCATACCGCCTTTGTCCTCTACCTCCTGGTAGCGGTAAGTGTTCTTCGTAGCGCGCTCCAGTATTAACTCGATTGTTAGCTTGTCCATGGTACTCCTCTCTCACTAATGTCCTTGTCGCTAAATATCCTAGACTGTTATGTCCTCGACCTCTAGGTGACTACTTACCCTAGCCACCTCGTCTGTGAGCGCCTGGACAGCGCGAGCCTGGATGGCATCAATATCCTCCAGTGCGTCCCCTGCGCCCACGTCACTCCAGTCTGTTGGTGCAGTCACTTGTATCTGAATGACTTTGAGTGTAAAGCGTCCGCTTCTGTTCGGTTCCATGTTACTGCCTTTCTAGGTGCTTCTCAGCGCCAATATGAACTGTACCGCTTGACTTAGGCTCACGTACCCATGCGTAGCGATGATGAGTCGCCCTTGCACGAGCCGTATGTGCCGCTGTAACCGTTTCTCAGTCTGGAGCACTTGGTATCACCTCCCTTCTAGCTTTGACTCTAACCACCATACAAGCTTTTCAATCCCCCCATATGGCATGTCTTGATTAGACATCCTTGAAATAAGCCCTGGGTTGCACCCAGCTTCTCGTAATGCCTCTGCCCTGGACAATCCTAACGCATCCAATGCTTCATCCAACTGTTCTATCCAGTCCACATATGCGCCCTCAGTTGCAGTCACTGCTCCCCTGCGTCCCCCACGGCTTTTGATCTTGGTACTCACGTTACTCCTTCTGAATATGTATCCTGTAGGGACTGTTAATCCCTACACCTATTATAGTGGAGCCCTGAGCTCGTACAGAGCATCCGAGTAATCCCATTCATGATGCGAGAGATACTCGGCCGCCCGTAGTGCGATCTTTGTTGCCGCTGACTTCATGAACCGTCGGATGCTCTCCTCGCTGTCGTTTGCCATAAAGCTTGGGTCGCGTATGAGGCTTCCAAACTCATGGCAGACATCAACGAGTGCCGTCACAGCCTCGTCATCGAATTCGGCTCCGCCTTTAACGTGGGCGTCCTGCATGATATGTCCTTCCGGATATGGGAGCTAGCCACACCCTACAGGATACATATTGGTAATGTACAGTGGTTGGGGAATCACTCGCAATTGTCAGGGTCGCGTGTCAACCACACTGCGTCGTTTTCGATTCCCAACAACCAATGAAAGCATACCATAGGGGGGTTGATACGTCAACCCCTATTATGTCAATTCACCACGCGAACTGTTGTTCGCATTGGCACCGGGCTGTCATACGGTATACACCCATTAGCAGTTACATATAATAACTCATTGGAGTGTACAGCTTAGCCATTCCTGTTTTGGGTGTAAGGTAAGGGTATGAATAGAACAGTTGTTCGCTTGACTCTGGTTGCAGAGGTAGCATATATTGTGAGCATGACGGGCACCAATAATAGAAAGGAAGGATAGGAATGGTGCAAGAGATTCCAACAGCCGAAGCAATCCAAACGGAGATTGCGGAGGCCCAAAAGGCATGTGAGGCTGCAATGAAGGTTGCGGCAAAGTCACGCAAGGCGGCAGAGGCAGCCGTGGGCAATGTGGCCTTCGAGGATTTGGCAGAGCTTTTTGAGCAGGTCAAATTCGACGAGGCGGCTGTGTCTAGGTGCGAGTCGGCCCTAGTTGTCGCCCAGGGCAAGCTCGAATTTGAGGCTGTGCGCGAGCGATGGAACACGCAAGAAGCCCTGCGGGTCAACATCACCAGAGCGTTCAATGACGTGCTAGCCGTCCTTCACAATGAGCTAGTTGCTGCTGGTGTGGAAACGATCACGTTTACTGGTGGCGACGAAACCGTTTTGAAGTTTGCGGGGGAGGGTGTTGTGAAGCCTCCGTCCGCAGGACGGACACGCAAGGCTGCCACCAATGGGAACGGCTCCAGGGGACACGGTGCCATCCGGATTGATTCCACAGGCGAGGAATTCCGGTCTCGTAACGCAGCGTACAACACACTACGGACACGTGTGGACGGTAAGGCACCAGGCTCGCCTGCGAACACGGATAGCACAACGCGCTGGCTCAACGCTAACGGGTTTGCGTTTACGGAAGTCGCCACTGCATAACCGTATACGCGCCTAAGCAATAAACCCCCTCAATGCCCGTCACGAGGGGGTTACTCTTTATGTCAAGTGTAGTCGTGGTTGTGGTCGCATCACGGGATTTATGGGTGACGGCTGCGAGCGTATATCAAACGTGCGCCACCACGATCGCCGTAGCGCCCCCTCTAATATCAAACGGGTAGTTGGGTGCGGTCGGTGATTTACATGGCCCGTGACGGGCATCGTACGAATTGTATACACAATTGGTACGAGCGTAATCACACTGGCAGCACACCGTCCTGTGTTATGTATACCTATACTCTACGTAACAGCTACCCATAACAACAGCACATAACGGGTAGACATAAGGTCAGACCCCCATTTGACTTTTCTCTACCCCCTGTGGAATTAGACTCCACCAAATTTTTCACTCAGAAACCCTTACTGCACCACTCACAGAAACACTTACTACTTACTACCGCCACTGCACCACTTACTACTGCCACAGAAACACTTACTGCAGCGCAATAGCCTGCTGGGTAGCCCGTCCTCCAAAACCCTTACTGCGCCTTACACCCTTGGTACGGTCTGGCGGGCCTGCACCATGGTACGCTGTAGTCCAGAAACACTTACTGCAAGCTAGTGGCTGCGACCGATGCTAGTACACCCTTACCGGTCTTATCCCAAGGGCTTGACAACCGCATACAGTTCGTGGTACCCTATTTGCGGAAGTGTAATATGGACTACGAGTACCACCCTGTAGTAGCCGAGCACGAAGTCCAGCTGAAGGAACTGGGTAAGATTACCGAAGAGGAGCTAGCCCAGTGGGAAAGGGCTGCCCGTGTTAGGTTCCTGGACTTGTTTGGCAAGTTACTCAACTACGACTTTTCGTTTTTCAACAGAGTCGAACCGGAGCTGCTAAATAATCCTGAAGCCGTTAGTCGGAGGGACTACGACTACTTCAAGGAAATTCGTACCAGGGTTTACACCTTTGGTAATCTGGGAACCCTTAAGGGAGTCATGGGGCCAGAGCAAACCAGAAGTGGAGTTAACATCACGGTCAGCATAGATCAAAGGCAGATAGACACTGAGGAAGCTAAGAGAGCTGCCTCTAGAGACTTGCTAGAGCGTTTCAATGCTAACTCCAAGTACCTACCAGAGCAGGAACTAATTGAGGGCGAAGTCATTACTAATGGAAGACAAAGTGCTAAGGATTAGAGAGCTAGAGGATATTGGTATCTTCGACAAGAAGTACCAGTTGATACAGAGTACTGCTCTATGTCTAGCCTGTGGCTACTCTTGGCTTGCCCTAAGACCTACTATTACCTTTCTACTGCAGTGCCCCAGCTGCTACCTGCTTAGGGCCAACTAATGCCTGCACTTCTAGTAGGTCCAAAGGGTGAACAGCTAGTAATAGAGTCTAGTCCCTGTAACCACCACTGGGTCATAGAATCCCCCGATGGGGAGTTCAGTAAGGGTATATGTAAGAACTGTGCCGAAGAGCGTCAGTTCCGTAATAGCCTAAAGAAGTTTGGCGACCCCTGGAAGGGCCGCCAAGGTTACGATTGACAGCCATTCTTCCTTCTTGGGCAGCGCCAGTGCCTGGGGCGGTTACTGGTGCTGCCCGGACTACAGGCTGGGTGGGATGAGCCTTACCTCCGTTCAGTCCCACCCAGCCGATGTAAGTGAGTTTGACACCAAGGTAGTAGCAGCCCGTTATGGGGATCTAAGAGCTTATGCCAAAGCAGTCCATAACTTGGAGATAGAGCAACATCAGGAAGCTTGGGAAGAGGCTCTTGAGACTGGCAACGAACTGGTTATAATTTGCCCTCCTGACACTTATAAGAGTACGACCGTGCGTATGTGGTGTGAAAAGAAAATAGGCCAGAACCCCAATATCCGCATTCTATGGCTTCAGAAGGCTGGTGAACAGGCCGAGCGTAACGTTATGGCTATGCAGCGTACCATTGAGAGTAACCCTGTTTACAGGGCAGCGTTTGGTATCCAGAGAGACCCTGATGGCCAGTGGACTAAGACTACCTTATTTGTGCTACGTGACAGCCACAATCCTGATCCTACAATTCTAGGCTGTGGCCTCAATGGCCCCTATCAGGGCTCCCACTTCGATATTGTAGTCATAGATGATCCCACTAACCAGGAAGACGTTACCAGTGACACCACTATGGAACAGCAGCGTAGTAAGCTGCGTGGTGTAATCATTGACAGAGCCGTCGAAGGCGGTCGTATAGTAGGTATTATGACCAGATGGGGTGAGAACGACTTAGTACCCACCTTTGCAGACATGGGCTTCGCTATTTATGAGATGCCTATTGCTGGTGACTACCCCTGGGGGCCTACCATTAGTGCTAAGCTATTCCCCCAGGAGAAACTTGAGGCCTTAAGACGTAAGAAGGGCGACAGGCTGTTTGCTCTAACCTATATGTGTAATACTCAGGCCACTGAAGGCAATCGTATCAAGAGAGAACACATTAGCTACTGGGATGCCTCCACCATTCCCAACCGGCCCCTAGCCTTCTATATGGCTGTAGACCCTGCAGCCTCCCTCAAGACCAGTGCAGACTACGCTGCCATCTGTACCGTTGGTGTAGATATCAAGCCCAACCCTAGTGTAATTTACTTAGTGGATATGTTTGCAGCCCGCCTAGAGACCCCTGACTTAGAGCTAGAGATAGTAAAGCGGGCTAAAAGAGTCAATGGTCTGCGTAAGGTAGGTCTTGAGACAGTAGGCTTCCAGCTCAGCCTTATCCAAGGTATGAAACGCAGGTACAAGCTCCCATTGGAAGAGATACAGTACCGTACCAAAGAGACTATGAGACAGCGCATTAAAGCACTAGATAGAGACAAGGTGAGCCGTGCAGATTACCTCGATTCCTTATTCGCCAGTAATCGTCTATTTCTTCCAAAAGGATTACCATTACTCGATGGTGTTAGCCTTGAAACAGAGCTGTGCCTCGTGCCCTATGGTAGGCATGACGACAGGATGGACGCACTTGCAATGGCCTGTTGTCTAGCTGAATCTGCACGGCCTCAACCTCAACGTAGAGTCAGAAGCCTCTGGGGAGGTTACTAATGCCCAGTGACACCAAAACCGAGCCTACTATAGGGTACTGCAGAGAACTCCTTGCCCATGTGCAGCGTTACTGGGGAGGTAAACAGAAGGAACTAGACGATCTACGAAACGAAATGTACTGGGATGAAGACCTAGTACCACAGGAAGACACAGCTGCCAAAGGCAGACGTAGGCGTATCACTCCTGAGCGTATGACAGCCAATGAGCTGCGCCGCGAAGTAGACCTTATTGCCTCCCTATTCCCTTACCCTGCAGAGATCGGTGTCCAGTACATAGGTGAGGGTTCCCGTAGTGAGGCAGTTGCAGAGCGTGTAGAGGTTGCCCTGAATGAGACTATAGACCAGCTCAATCCACCTCTAGATTCTCCCATACTCAGGGAAAGAGCTAGTATGTGCCTTCTAGGCCGTGCTGCACGTATTATAGTCCCAGGCCATATGTACTACTGGGACTTTCCCTATATAAAGGAGGACGAGTCTCTAGATGAGTGGACCCAGCGTCATGGTCAGTGGATAGGCCAAGCCCCACTACCAGTCATGTGGGTAGACTTACCTGCAGAGTCCACTTTCCCTCCTAGCTTTGGTCGTATGGAGGAAGAGCTAATCAGTTGGCAGACTGTCAACGGCTACGACCTATGCAGTATGTTCAGCCCTAAAGAACTATCTGGACTGGTGGACTACCAGAGTACTGATCTTGGAGACGAGTTCACCTTAATTATCTACAGCAACCAGGCTTGGTTGACCTATGGCATTCTCAAAGGTGAGTCCAGTTCCTTTCCTCAGGATATGGAACGAATTGTGCGCTCTATAGAGCACGGTCTGGGAGTTCCAGTCATCCAGATCACTCCAGGTGCCACCTCACACAAGAAGGAGCCTGGTAAATACTGGATGGGAGTCTCAGATGCCAGTATCGCCCTTATCAAAGCTGCTAACAGGCGCCTGTCAGAGGCTGCCACAGCTTCTAAGTTTGACTCCCTACCTATATTTAAGATGTGGTTACAAGAGGACAACTTAATTGGTGAAGGCAGCAACTCTGACCCCACTAATATGTTCCAGGGTGACCTCTGGGAACTCCGTACTGGTAACAGTGAGGGTATGGAGAAAGAGAACATAGAGCCTCTATTCACTCCCAGATATGGTGAGAAGACCTTAGCTATAGCCCAGTTTGCCCTCGCTAGAGCCGAACGGAACTCCGGCGCTGTAGAGGCTCTGGAGGGGGCGACTGGCCCTAGTGGTGAACCTGCTTGGTCCCGTAACTCCATTATAGAGCAGTCCAAGATGAAGCAGAGTAGACTATCTCAGGCTGTAGCTGCAGCTGACCTCAACGCTGCAGATATGATTAGTCGCAGTATAGTAGCCTTTGGTGAATCCGTCTCCCTAACTCCTAAAGGCAAGGGGCCTAAAATCACCCTAGAGCCAGATGAGTTGAGGGACTTCCGTGTAGTGCTTAAGTCTGAGTATAAGATGAAGTTGCCTGTGAGCCGACGGGCTGATATTCAATTAGGCGTCTCTATTATGCAACAGGCTAAGGAAGCCGGCCTCCCTATCAGCCCAGCCTGGGTAATGGAACAAGTAATGGATATTCAGCGCCCTATGGAGGAGTTCAAGAGGGCTCTAACTTGGGAGCTGCTGATGTCAGAGGAGTCAAAGGCTTTCTACAAGCGTCTTCTGGTTAAGGAGTCCGAAATAGATCTAGCTGAGGACGAGGGTATGGATGTAGCCCAATTACAGCAGCTAGTGGCCAGCGGACAACTACCTGCAGACATAGCAGCCCAGTTTGGCCAGTTAGCTACTGGCCAGGGTGCTAATGGAGCAGGGGATGGTCAGGCTAGAAAGTTTGCCAGGGCAGGAATTCCCTTCAGTACCAATCCTACAGGCCCCCAGCCTGAGCAAGAGATGCCTAATACTGGTGTGGGACCATACTAATGCTCTGTGTGCAATGTGGTTATCCTGCTGTAAAGTTAGGCTCCGATGGTTGGTTATGTTTTGAGTGCTGGATGGAGTGTAGTAATGCCTGAGTCTCCATTTGACAGCTTAGTAGAAGCCTTCCGCGACGCTAAGGCACAGATGACGGACTCAGCTAGGGCTGTTAGGTCAGATATAGTGTCCCCTGCTGACCCTAATGCTACCAAGCTTACCCGTCAGGAACGCCTAGCTGACTTTGAGGACTTCATGGTCAATCCTGCTAGGCGAGAATCAGAGTTCTTAAGGCTTCGTGACAGGTATAATCTACCTGAAGATAAGCCTATTCCTAGGAGGTTAGTCCAATTTGTACTAGAAGGACTGAAGGAACAGCGAAAGGCAAGTAAGGACTAGTATGGCAGTACCTTTAGGCCGTTACCACAGTTGGGGTACCAACCGTAACCGGCTCCAGTTTGAGAAGAACCGTAAGATAGCTCTTGGAATAGCTAGTGGTATCGTTGGTGCAGGCCTTAGCAATGCTAGTGATGCACTGGATCGAGTTCGATCCCAAGTTACGCCACCAACTGGTCGCCGGAAGATAGATGTACTGGCCACAGGACAGCGTGGTCCACTTGAGCTTCAGGCTGAGGCTAGACGCAGACAACTAGCGTTACCTCCAGTTGAACCAGAGGTAAGGACTGGCGTCATTGGGCGCACTATTGGAAGAGGACTTAGCTCAGTATTCCAGCCCCAGTCTCAGGAGGCAGAAGATCAGAAGCTGGCAGTATATAAGTCTCTTACCAGTGGTGGTCGTGATCTCCCTCGTGCAGGTCTCTTTGGACAAGCACAGCGTAGAGTACTTGACCCTGAGTCCCTTATAACAGGGAGGGCTTACGAAGCAGCTTCCTTTGGCCCTCACGAAGTAGCCGAGGCTCTAGGTGCACCAGAGTCTGTAAGGAGAGCTACTTCACTACTATCCTTGAGAGAAGCTGGCCAGCGCACCGGCCTTGTATCAGAGCGTACTCCACTACAAGCTGCTAAGCGCCTACCAGGGGATATTCCAGTAGCTGGTCGTGCTATAGTGGGTGGTAAGACCGAACATGAAGCCCTCAGTCGCCGTCTGGAAGAAGTTGGCATAGGCTCCCAAATAGCCGGAGCAGCTATTCTAGAGTCTCCTATACCAATTCTAGGCTTTACCAAGGTAGATGACCTAGTTAAGGCAGGGAGAGCTATTAGGCGTGGTGCTATGAACTCGCCAAGGGCTAGGAAACTGGTAACTGGTTTACGCGGCCTGAATGAATCAGCGGCCAGGACTCTACGTGACCAGGAGATAGTTACCCTGTATCACGGTTCAGGTGTAGGTGGCCTAGAAGGCGGAGTCCTACGGCCTGGTACTGGCCTAGTTACCAATAGAGAAATAGCTGAAGCCTTTGCCCTACGTCGTGGTGGTGAAGTCTATGAGTTCCGTATCCCTCGTAGTCAAGTACAAGTCCCTAGACCTAATGAAACCTGGTATGTAGTCTCTGACCAGCCACAGAAGCCAGTTACAGGGATTAGGCGGTTGGCTACTGAGGTAGGTGGGACTAGACCACCGATTGGCAAGGGTAGTCGTGTAACAATAGCTCCAAGTCGAAGTATAGTTGGCGAGTTTGCCGGTCAGTCTGGTGTGGTAGAAGATATGACTAATGAGGGTGTATGGGTTAGGTTCGCTGACGGCAGAGTGGAGGGATTTGACAAGACCTTGGTGACTGCTGAGCGACCTCCAATGGTAACTTCTCCTCAGGCTGCTAGATTACAAGAGCAGATAGATGATTTGGAGGATAGGATTGAAGCTGCTGAGGAAGCAGGTAGAGATACTTCCAGACTTGAGGGTAGGCGTGACTTAATACAGGAGCAGCTAGAGGACCTACAGAGTGGACTTGGCCCTGGTACCTACCCCACCGAGTACCGTGGCATAGAGGAAACAGGTATACCAGGTAAAGTTCCTGAGATAGAAGAAGCCATCCCTCCTACTACCTTCCCAGGTGTCACAGATGTAAACCTAGAAGCTCCCTTAGACAAGTACATGAGACGGCGTGGTCAGTACCTAAGTCCAGCCTTACGCCGCACTCTAAGAGAAGCTGGCTACAGCAAGGAAGAGATTGAGCAACTGAGCCGTATCCCAGAGGTAGGTGGTGGTGCTCCAGGTGCAGGAGCCTTCAACATCCCTGGCCGAGAGACACCAACTCCAGCTACAGCACCATCTCCAGGTAGGGCTCCTTCACCAACAACAGCGCCTAGGTTTGGTGCAGGACAGCCCCCTACACGACCTCCTGCACCTGAAGTACCAGGTATGTTTGAAGAACCCACTGGTGGTCAGGGTCAGTTGTTCAATCTACAACCAGTTGATCCAGTTACTGGCACTCCAACTGGTTCTGGGCAGTTATTTAGATTAAGTCAAGCCGCACCGCCATCTGGGCCTGGGGTTGAAGGTATACCTCCAGTATTTACTGAGGGTGGGCAGCCTACTGCTGCCCATCTTGGTGAGCCACCTCCTGAACCTGCTGGTCCCATTGAGGGGACTCCTATTGGCTCAGGTAAGCAACTCCAACTAGAGATGGCTGATGTGCCACAGGGTGCGCCAGGTGAAGCTGTACCAACAGCTATTGGCGCTGAGCAAGCAGCTCTATTTGAGGCTGAACAACTAGCCAAGAAGGTGATTCCTAAAGGTAGCCTACCAGGTCGCGCCTATGATGAGCTAACTGGTCTAATAGGCACTACCCTAACTTCAGTCACCTCCCTAGATATAGGTAGCCGCTTCCGCAATGCTATGATACTAGGCTGGACTCATCCTCGTCAGTGGCTCTCAAACTGGAAGCCTGTACTCAAGGCCACCTTCAGTGAGGCCCAGGCCAGATCCACACAGAAAGCATGGGAAGCCAACCCTTGGTTCAGTGTCACAGCTGAAGGCACTGAGCGTCAAGGTCTAGGCTTCACCGATGTAGGAGGCCACATCTATGAGTGGGGGCCAGATGTAGCTCCAAGTGAGCGTGTACCAGGGTTCACTGGTATTAACAAGTCCGCTGTAAGCCGTACCTTTAAGAAGTTTACACCTTGGACTGCTGCCTCCGAGCGTAACCTAGCTGTAGACCTGAACAAGCAAGGCGTAGAGGTCTATGCCCAGCGCGCCCAGGCTATGTGGGATTCTGGCGTACGTGACCCTGACCAGTATAAAGCCTTGGCCAAGACCATTAACCACGCTAGATTCTATGGTGATGTAGAGATAGGCCGAATACTGCCTGGTATCAACGCTTTCTTTAGCAGCCGTGCCTTAGTGGCCCGCTTCCAGGTAATGCTCGATCCACTACTCCAACCTGGCAGCCTGTTTAAGCCCTCAGCCCGCCAACTAGCTGCTAAGAACATGGTAGGCTTAGTTGCAGGCGATCTAGCCCTTCTAGGTCTTATAGGCAGCGCCGGCGCCTTAGCTGGAACTGCCACTGTAGAAGTCAATCCCCTGTCTCGAGGCTCAGATTGGCTCAAAGCCAAAGTAGGCTACACTCGTTTAGACCCTTGGGGTGGCTTCCTACCAATGGCCCGCTTAATTGCTCACATGGGAGCAGCTGCGGTTACAGAAACTGGAGCTAAGGATACCGGATACGATGCTGCAGATGTTAAGCGTGAGTTGGGACAATTCTTTGCTAACAAGGAAGCGCCTGTAGTTAGGCTATTTACTGACGCTGCAGGCATAACTCAAGCCTTCGGAGGTAAGAAGGTACTGTCTACAAAAACATTAGTAGACCTCTGGGCACCCTTTATTGCTAATGACGTATACGAGGCGGTAAAGATACAAGGTCTAGTTGGACTGCCATTGTCCGCTGCTGGAGCTGTGGGTATTGGAGTACAGACCTACAAGACCAACCAACTATTTGAGATACCTAAGTATCGCACAGACCTTGAAACAACTAAGTTGGCATTCCCTGGCGCTGGGCAGCCTTTAGCGCTTACTTCTGAAGATGAGCGTAAGGCCGAAGAAACGCTGCTAAATGTACGAGAATGGATTGATGCTAAGGAGCAGCAAATGGGACCAAAGCCGGATGAAGTTACAGTGGAAATGCTGATTACTGCTTATGGTAGTGAAAAGGGACTTGATCCAAAGCAGACAGCAGCAGCCATCTTTATTCACAAAGCGCGTTCTCATCCTGAATGGCTGAATGAGGATTGGCTGAGGTACGCTGTTGAGAATGAAGGCGAATTAAAGGGCCGCTACCCTGATCTTTACAAGGCCAGCTATATTGATCTCTATCGGCAGTACATGCGGCAGAAGGAGCTAGTGAAATGACTCATACATGGCAGCATATTCTTCAAGCTGCAGGTAGTGGTGGTACAGCTACTCCTACGCCAGCACCTGGTGGCTCTAGCCCAAACACCTTGTTTGGGCAAACCGTTAAGGTTGGAGATAAGTGGTATACTCTATCTAGAACCAGTATATTAAAGGGAACTGGGTTTAAGAAGAAGTACATAACTAAGCTAGTCCTAAAAGAGGTAGGCCGTAATGCTCAGCGTTCCTTTGTACCTGGGCTTTACGTTACAGCTACTGGCCAGATAGTGGATGTAGATGGAACTGGACTGATACTTAGAGGGCGAACCTTAGACCAAGGCGAGCGGGAAGCTGCCGGTGTGGCTCTAGGTGGTACAGGCTTAGGGACAGGTGAGCCTGCCCGTAACTATGCCGCTGAGCAGGCTGCTGCCGATGCCGCCCAAGCTGCTCGTGAAGCAGACCAAAGAGCTTGGCAACAAGAGCAGAACCGCTTAGAGCGAGAAGCAGCAGCTGAATTACAGCGTCTCCAAGAAGAGAACGCCATGAAGCGCACCCGCCTAGGCGAAGCCGGTTCCTTAGCCCGTACTGCAGCTGAAGTCCAGCAACGTGCTCGACAGCTAATAGCCGATCTTACAGGAGTAGACCCCATTCGTGGAGCTGTAGCTGCCCAAGGCGGTGTACAGCGGGGCACTACTCCAGCCCAAGGCTTCAATACTCAACTACAGGGTATAGCTAATGCTCCTATACCACAAGTCAATGAGAGCATGAATATACCACAGATAGAGCAAACTATAGGTGCCCTCCAGGGTCAGCAACAGCTACCAGTAGCACCCAGTCTTGGCTTTGCTCGTGGTGGCACTATAGATATGCACCGAGGAGCCGATGGCTCCTTCAGCGCTAGGTCAAAGTATGCTGGTGACGCTCCTGATGATGAGAACTCTGGTGGTGACTATGGGTTCAGTGCTGACCAGCCCAGCACCAAACGTGCTGTCCTAACAGGTGAGCGTAACTTCGACGGTGACGAAGAAGTAGTAGTTATGGACATGGCTCGTCCTGGTCGTGTAGAGATCATACCACTGATAGCTGGTGCCCAGCAGGGCGGCTCCTTTGATGTAGGCAGTATCAGAGCTGCCTTAGCTCCTATCTACGGCTCTATGGGCTTCCAGGGAGACGTACCTACAGCTGGCCGTTTACCTGGTGGCTCCTTTATCATGGGTCCACAGCGCTTTGGTGGTGGTCTCATTGGTGGTCCAGGAACTGCTTTTAATCTTGGTTATCGCCCCCGCCTAATTCGGAATATTGAAACAGGAGCGATTGGCTATGTTGATGCTCAAGGGCGGCAAATGGGTATTGGTAGTATGGCCGACTTCAACCGTTTTGGATTCCAACAAAGTGATGTAATGAATATTGCTCCAGGTGAAGGTTCACTATTTGGTCCTCCAGGAGGTCTCCTACGTGAGAGACCCCAAATAGAGCAGAGTGTAAGGCGCTATCCTACTAGAGCCACTCCATTGATAACGCCACCTGAGGCAGGTAGTATTGCTTTACCAGACCCTAGAATGCTGGCTGGTATCTGGAGGTTCCTAGACCCCAGTACCCGTAATGTACTTATCTCAGCATATGGAGTTGCGGGTCTAGGTACACCTGAACAAGCTCTGAGAGAGATTGAAGAGTCAACTAGGTTCTTCACCCCCACTGGAACACAAACTAGAGCTGGGTCAGCGAGGTTTGGATAGTGATATTGACAATAACAAACAGTTGTGGTACACTAGTACACAGGAGTAAACCATGTCACCAGAAGTATCGTCTCTAGCATCTGAGGCTCCTACACAGGATGAGTCCTTGGAGCAAGTCCGTACCAAGCTAGTAGCTGAGGAACAGGCTAAGCTTGCACCGACCGCTGTAAAGGAGTCCGCTCCTGTGCCCCCTGAAGAGGGTGAAGAGCCTGAGAGTGACCCAGAGCTGCCGGTAGACCTTCCAGAGAACTGGGAAACACATGAGCAAGTGGCTGAGCGCCTTAAGGCAGCGGAGAACGAAGGCTATAACCGCGCCAAGAGTCATCTCACCCGTGCCCATGCTGCAACCCTAGCTGAAGTTGAGGCCACCTATCAAGATGAGCTACAGTTGGCTAGTAATCGTGCTATTAGTAGCCAAGTAGTCCAGACCTTCTCCGAGGCATTAGGTGATCTTGACCTGGATGATGAAAAGTCCAAGAGGGACTTACTCAGGCTGCTTCATGCTAACGAATCTTGGGCCAGAGTGTTCTTTGGTAACCAAGAGCGTGATGCACAGGCCACTCTAGTCAATCTTGTCACAAGTGATGAGCGCTGGACTAGTGACCTGACAGAGGAAGCCAGTGATGAGTTCAACGCTACAGTCAGGGAGCTGAACCTTAAACTGCGTGCAAGTGTGGCTAGAGCTGAGAATCGTAATCAGGTGAACAGTGCTTATGCTGATGCCCTCACTAAGTACCTAGTTGAGCGTGATAAGCTCCGTGATGCTAAAATTATCCAGGATGCTATAGCTGCAGAGAAAGCCCGTCTAGAAGGTACTGCAAAGAAAGTTGCTGGTCTTACAGAGAAGGCTCAGCAGCGAGATGGTAAGAGTCCACCTGCCAAGCCTACAGGGGCCGCTGGCAGTGGTCATCGCACGGAGGAAGAGGAGAAGGCGTTACTGCTTGATCCTAAGACTCCCATCAAGATCATTCAGGAGATTAGAGCCCGCCAGCAAGGCGGCTAATAGAAAGAAAGGTGTGACATCGCTGGTGAGACCACCACTGGTTCTCTTACCGAGTCCCAGCCATATGTAGTAGCGGACGCCAGACTAGTCCGCGAGTATGAGGGGACTTACAGGAGAACCTGTGATATACGAGACCAGGCTAAGGGTGAGGGCCTGAGTTGGAATGAGATTAGCCTTGCCCAGTTGCAGAGTCAGGATATTACTGAGACAACCCGTAACGAAAACGCTCAGAGTATTGCTGACACCCTGTTTAGCATAACGCCGACTATGAGCCAGATTCTTATCAAGATTACTGACCGCACCTATCGACGCATTGCTTCAGTAGTTACCAGTAAGTTTGGGGCTCTAGCAGGTAACGCTATGGGCCGTAAGAAGGATGAAGACTATCTGGACCTGTTCTCTACCTTTGGCACAGGTGCAAGTCCAGGCTCTGGTAACCCTATGTCCTTTGGCCATGTTACCGCTGCAGTCAGTCGAATTGGCTCTAACGTAACTGAACCAAGCTCAGCGCCTATCTTCTCCGTCCTGCATGGCTTCCAGATTAAAGACATTCAGGACGAGATTCTAGCAGGTGTGGGTACTTACGCAGTTCCAGTAGGTATGACTGAGGAAACCTTCCGTAAGGGCTTCCGAGGTAGTATAGCTAACTCCAATGTATTCGAAGATGGCAACATTGTAGTTGATGCCACTCCAAACGCTAGGGGAGCTACGCACTCAAAGGAAGCTGTAGTCTGCGTCTTAGGCATGGGTATCAAGTCTGAGATGCGTCGTGACCCAGCCTATGGTGGTGGTGCTGACGAGCAGTTCATGACTGATGAGTATGGCTTCGGTGAGCGCAGTGCAGGCAACTGGGCCTTTGCCCATCTGAGTGACGCAACCGCTCCGACTAGTTAGTCATGGCTACTGTTAAGGAAGTCGTGGACGCTGGTGATGTGGGTGCTGCTGAGGCTCTCCTTGCAGGCGGGCATAGCTCTCTATCAGGTGAAGACCGACAAACGTTATCCAGGCTTGTCAGTCGAGCCAAAGCTGACAAGCCACCAGTGGCGCCGGCGGAGTTTAGTAAGGTAGCGCCTAGCAAGCACTTTCCTACTAGCTCTACTAGGACCACAAAGAAGCAACTCTAAAGTTCTCATGGCGGGAGCTGTGAGAAGGAATCCTTTAGAAAGGGAAAACAATGGCAACTGGATTAACAATAGGCAGTGGTAGGGTCTGGGTTGGTAGTGACTTTACTGGTCTCTATGACAGTATTGTTTGGGGCGCTGCTAACCTTGTAGCTCCCCTGGATGATGGTATAGGCTTTACCTCAGTTAATGAAGGCACCTTTGCCACAACTGTAGATGAGTCCTGTGGAGTTCTAGCTATCACCTCAGACACGGGTGACAACGATAACGCAGCACTAGTTGCAGGTAAATTTGCCCCCCGTGATGGTAAGGTAGTTATGCGGTCAAGGTTTAAGTACTCCAACGTAGACTGTGCTATCTTCGTTGGGTTTGCTGAGACTATGGCCCTGGACACTCCTGTGATGCCTGCGGAGTTTGCCACAGCTACAATGACCTATAACCCAGGTGGTATGGTAGGCTTCAACTATGATGTTGATGGCACTACTGATGACTTCCGAGCGGTTATGGGTGATGGTTCGGCAGCCATCAGTGATTCAGCTAATGGCACCAGGGCCAATGCTACACTTACCGCAGACCGTTGGTTTGAGGCTGAAGTTATCCTTAATGAGGATGGCTCCGCTGAGTGCTGGCTAGGTGACTCAGGCCATATCAGCTCAGATAGCATACATAATAAGTTGAGGCTGATTAAGAGGTTCTCAACAGGTACTCTCTTAACAACCACAGACTTGTTCTTTGCTGTTCTGATGCTTGAGAATCGTTCGGCCAATGCTCGTGTTCTAGAAGTGGACTACTTCTACGCAGAGGGTGGAAGAGACTGGAGATTCTAGTTTAGTAGTGAGGGGGCTTCGGCCCCCTCAGCCACTTAGAAAGGAATCGTAGTGACTAACAGATCAACTCCATATGGACTCAGATACAGTGGCGTATTTGACGATCAGGTGAATGGTCAGACTGAGCTTTATGATGATGGGATTCTAGCAGCTACATTAGCAGGTAATGCTGTATCCTTGCCTGGTGCATTATCAGTTACAGGGGCACTGGTAGTAACAAGTGCCGCTGTTACCTTGGGAGGTATTCCTTATACTGTACCTCCAGATGATGGCACTGCTGGTGAGCAGCTACAGACTGATGGCGCAGGTGTTCTTACTTGGGAGGCTGCTGCCTCATATGCTGCTGCCAAGAAGTTACTAGGCCAACTTAGCCCTGAGGATGCTCTAGCCAAGTTACTGGAAGTTACAGTCCATAGGTTCCAGTATAAGCGTCCTGAAGAAACTGAGGAGCGTATTAGTACCACAGGTGACCATGATACTGAGTACGTTGGCGTCTTAGCCGAGGAACTCCCAGAGGCTATGCACCATAAGGGCCGTATCTTTAGTCCTGTTTCAGCCTTTGGTCTATGTGTAGCTGCTATTCAGGCTTTACACAGAGAGAATCAGGAACTGAGGGAAAGGCTTGCTGGAAGTTAAGCCTAAGGCAGTCCGCTGGGAACCACCTACCGACCTCAAGGAGGTCCAAGTTGGTAGGTGGAGGATTGTCCATCGCTACCAGTCAAAGCCTGTAGCCTACCCTATGTACAAGCAGGGTGGTATGGACTACGTTCGCGTAGCCTCAGCTAAAGAAACCTTCCTGCAGCAGCAAGATGATGATGGTGTCTGGCATGACTGGATGACTGACCAGCCGCCATATTGGTATGCTATGGCTAACTACGGTAAGCTGGCCTCGGGGCGAGTCCTAGTCCTAGGCTTGGGCTTAGGACTTGTTCTGAGGCCGCTTGCCAAGAACTCCAACGTAGAGTCAGTAGTGGTCTGTGAGCGTCAGCCTGAAGTAATTGAGATGGTCTGGGAGCAGCTTAATCTGGATGGTCGCTTTGAACTAAGGCAAGGCGACTTCTTTGATCTTGACTGGTCAGGTACTACCTTCAATACTGTTATAGCTGACATTTGGACAGGCAAGACTGCTGACCCAGAGTTGCAGGAAGTATTCCTAAAGGCTTACGACAAAATTAACAGTCAGTGGCCTACAGCTACAGCTTGGTATCACAGTGTAGACCCTTGGGCTAAGGAGCTAACCAGACGAAAGCATGCACATGTACTAACTCCCAATAGGGTAGCGCTGTTAGCGGCCATGTCGCAGGAGTGGCAACGTGCTTGAGATAAGGGAACCACAGCATCCTGACGAGTCCGACGAGGACTTTGAGGAGCGGGAGAAGGCTCACTGGGACAGGGTAGCTGAGAACGAGCAAAAGCTGTTAGATGCCAGGGAGCGTCATAGGAAGAGAATGGGCTATGAAAATAGTAACAGATAAGATATACCCAGATGAACCAGCCTACGGTATCTTTGAAGGCCCAGAGCATGGCCGCTGGTTACAGAAGATCTGGGTGATCCGTGGTGATGCTATAGCCCAGTATCGTACTGACTTAGGTGCCGAGGAGGACTTTCCTGATGTAGTCCCAATAGTTATGCCTAGCTATGGAGATGATACAGTTGCCCAGCTTCAATACTATGCAGAAAAGAACCGTCACGACAGGTATTGGGCTAATCGTAGTAAGGAAATGCTAGCTGAGTCCACCTTAATCCAGGACCATCTAGATCTTCTAGAGAAGGAGACCTTAGCAGTTCTTAACAGGTCAGTAATGGGGCCGATGGTGAAAGTCCAGCGCAATGCCTTCAGTAGAGCTACTGCTAGGCGGCAGTTAAAGGAGCGATACAATGACAAGTCCAACTGAAGCATTTAATCCAGCGCAGAGAGCCCAGCAGGCCAGGGATCTACTGGGCCAAGTAAGTGAGCTACAAGGTGAGGTAGGGTCGGCAGAGCAGCCTGAGATTGTGTTCCAGGAGGTTTCTCCTAAGCGTCAGAAAGTGACTATCTACTCTATGGTAGATGGTGAGCCTCTACGTATCCCTCGTAATCTCATGGTGGCTACCCTTAACAAGCGTATCCCTGAGACAGGTGGCTTTATGTTTACAGCCTTCAAGAATGAAGCGCCTGAGTACAAGCTAGGTGAGGTCAAGTGCTTCCTACACCCCAAGGCTCCTGACCGTGTGATCCTAGAGCAGATTGGCCTAGGAGGCGCTACCTGTAATGCTGACCATCTAGCTAACGCCTATTCTAAGCGTATGCATGGTCTGCACCGTCACAAGTCAGAGTGGGCAATGTATCAGGAGTTTCTTATGGAGCAAAAGGAGACTGAGACCATTGCTCGTGCGGAGCGTCAGCTAGAAGCAACCTTGGCCATAGCTCAGACTGCTGGTAATGCGCCGAAGGCAGCTACAAAATGACTGTCACTAATACTGTCATACGTAATCCCAATGTAGCCCGTCGTGATCTACGGGCTCGTATCAGGTCAGTAGTAGAGTTTGATGCGACGCATGGGCCAGTAGGCACCGTCACAGTTTTCACCGTTACAGGCAGAGTCTTCATTGAGCAGCTAACCTGCTTCTGTACCACACTCCTAGGAAGTGCTGGTGCTCCTACTTTGTCGTTTGGACCAGTTGGTAACACAGCTCTTATAATCCCTGTCATTGCGGCTGCCCTCGATATTGATTCTAATGAGTGGTGGGCTGGTGCTACACCTGTTGCAGGTGGTGTGTCTTTTGGTAAGGCAGCAGCTGGTGGTGCCACTACGGCTGCTGCTAACCATGCTATTTCAGCCAATCTAATCCTTACAGTAGGTACTGCTGACATTACGTCTGGTGTTCTTGTATTTGATGTCTGGTACGAGCCTATAACAGAAGATGGAAGGTTAGCATAATGGCACATGGGAAGAGAGTTGGTTATACTCCGAGAGTTGACAAAGCCAAGCCACCCGTTAAGAAGCCAGTTAGGAAGCCAACCGTGAAGCCTCCCCGTAGCTATCCAGGGCCACGCTGATGCCTTATAAGACAAGTAGTGCAGGCAGAGGTAGAGTCAGAGTTACATCACCGCATGGAGTCAAGGCAAAGTCTACAACTCCAGCCAAGGCCCATCGTCAGATGAATTTACTTAAGGCTTTAGAACATGGCTGGGCACCTACAGGTAAGAAAGCAAAAAGTAATGTCTGACGCAGATGGAGAAGTAGCTTTCTTTTGGAGTGACTCATTTAGTGACTGTAAGGTAAGAAGAGTGAGGAAGTAGTTGCCTCCAACAAGTACTCGTCTTGACATTGAAGAGGAAGTAGTAAGAATCCTGGGTCAGCGTGACCCTGAGACTGCTATGGTACCTGTACCTATTAACGGTACTATAGCCCTAGACGGTACAACTATTACCTCACCTTTACTTGATCGAGGCACAATCAATGCTAACCGCTTTGATGGTAGGCTAATCAAGGTAACAGAAGATGCAACAGCACTAGCGTATGCTCCCGCAGTGACTGTTACAGGTGCTCATAGTGCTACTACTACTACTCTTACAGTCTCTAGTACAACTGATATTGCTGTAGGGCATGTTCTGGAGATTGGAACAACTCTGGAAAAGGTGCTGGTCCGTGCTGTAGTTAGTGCCACTGTGTTAACAGTAATACGTGGTTATCAGGGAACAACAGCTACTGCTATGGCGGGTGCAGAGACAGTCCGCTATGATCCTTTTGGATTCATAACAGGTGTAGACAATGGCGGCTTTGCGGCAGGCGGCATACTTACAGTCTCCCCCAACTTTGCAGCGGATCCAGCAGCAGTTACTGGTGGTCCCTATGCTGCTGGTAGCTTCTTCCTGTATCCCAAGGGACTGCATCCTGACTATGTAGTGGAGCGTATTAATTCAGTCTTAGTTAGTACAGATGCCCCTCACCTGTGGTACCCTTCCTTGGTAACTGATTCCGATATGTCTAGTGCTGATCTAACTAACTGGGATGTAGTAGCTGCTGGTACTAGGGTCTTTACTACTACTCCAGCTGATATACTTTATGGTGAGAGAGCCTTAACCATTACCGCTGGAGCTACAGATGATGGTATTGAGACTGAGGACTTTGATGTAACTGAGAACGAGCAGATGATAGTCCTAGTCCACGTCAAAGTTACGGCCGGCTCAGGCAAGGTTATCCTACGTAGAGTCACTGCTACTGCAGCCAATCTTAAGACTGTCACTACTCTTAATGAACGTGTCTACACTGATGTGTTCTTTAGGGAAACCGTACCAGATGGTATGCTACAGGCTGCTATACAAGTGTTGGGTGCAGAGGCTACCAGTACCATTATCCTTAGTCCTCATGTAGTAGTCCAGTCCGACCGTCGCAGGGCTTATGCCGTCCCCAGCTGGTGGACTAGAGAAAACCAACTGAAGGAGATAGTAGCTTATGTACCTCACTACAGCAGCGACGTGGCAGACAGTTATATATCACTATCCAGACAACAGTACGCAGAGCTTAACTATGAATTTACTAGGTCAGAACGTGATGCTAATCCTCTGCGAGTGGAGTTTGCCAACTGTGGTTCCTACCCCGTAGGCTTCCTAGTCCAGCGTCCCTTTACTGAGCTAGTTGGAGACTCCTCAACTACAGTCTGTGATAAGTACTATGCAGCCTTCAAGGCCGTCTCTAACATACTTAGAGACCGTCAGGATAACAGCTGGAAGCACTGGGCCATTCGTGCAGCTAGTCGTGCTAAGATGCTAGGGTATGGGGGCAGAGAGGTAACCGTTCGTGAGCAGCTTAGTTACGCCGAGGCTTATTAATGGCCACATACCACCAATGCCACCAATTCGGGACCGTCGGAATTACGCTGGGATCAAATCTCCGCCCCCACAATGGCCCGCACGGCCCATGTAATCCCAAACCCGTGGTTGGGTACACCCGCACAATTACAACCCCCGTCACGACCATTGTACGAACAGCACATTATGGCCACTGAACCCTTCCGCCTAGTCATAGACGGAGATGAGTACCCCTGTACCGAGTTTGGCTGGGTCCAGGACGGTGAGAAGCTAGAGAGAGTCTGGCCTGATGGCTTCTGGGATGGTATAGGCGAGTCAAGGGTTAGATCAGCTCGTAAGTGTCTGTATGCAAACTTCCTTGACCTTACGTCTCCACCCTATGTTAGG